CTACCGCCAACACCTGTTAGGTTAGAGCCATCGCCGTAATAAACAGCATTTGAAGATGTAGTTCTAATACTTCCAACTTCACCACCACCATTAGTATGTTCAAAGATTATAGCTTTAGAAGAAGTACCGACTTCTCCTACAAAATTTCCGTGACCATTAGCAGTGCTACTTCCATTGTATGTTTGCCTTCCGCTACCATTAATCCGCAAACGTTCTGCGGCATTAACTCCAAATCTTAATGTGTTATCTCCGTGGTCATAATCAATATAACCAGCATCTGCATCACCATTATCCCCAAATCTAATAAGAGATTTATCCCCTCCATCACTGGCTGTGTTTAGGAGAAGTATAGCGTCGCCATCACCCCGAATAGTTGCGCCTGTTGATGTTGTTTCAATCTTCTTAGAGTTGTCGTGGTAAAGTTCTACTGCACCATTATCCCTAAATACGGCAGAGTTTTCACCTGATTTGGGTTGTAAAATTATATCCCCACCAGCAATGCCAGCATCAAGGTTACATCTTAGATATAAATCTTTATTTACAGAATCAATATAATTACCTGACCCTCCATCGTGGTAAATCTGTAGGTCATCACTGTTTCCTAGAACTAATTTGTCATTATCTTGCAAGTACACATGGTCTTGAAAAGATGCACCTTTGTTAAAGACAGCTTGTCCACCATTAGACATATCAAGGGTTAGGGCGTTTATGTTACTACCACCATCATTACCCCTAAAAATTAGATCTCCATCTGAAACATTTGACTCTATAAAGAAATTATCTCCATTTTTGAAAAAAGTTCCGTAGATAGTTCCTCCGTCTTTTATTTGTACCACACCTAAATTATCAGCATCAAGGACAATATTTCCTGCAACGTCTAGTGTTAGGTTGCCGTTATTAGCAAAAATAGTTCCATTAGTGCCGTCAGATGTAAGGATTAAATCTCCACCTGCACCCATTCTTAGTAAACCATTATCTACCATTTGAATATCGTGATTAAAAGAAGCTGAACCACCTAATGACATATCAAGGGTGAGGGCTGTGATGGTTGAGCCACCATCGTTGCCTTGGAATATCATGTCTTTGTCTTGAACTTTACTTATCAATGTAAAATTAGAACTAGCGCCGTAAACCATTCCGAAGTTAGTGCCATTATCGTTGAAACGAATTGTTCCATCAGCATCAGCATCAAGAATAAGTTCTCCTGCAACGTCTAGTGTTAGGTTGCCAGAGCTTACGTCAATCTCATTACCATCAATGGTTATGTTGTCTACTGACACAGACCCAACATCCAATGCCGCAAAAGCATCTACCATTTTAGCACCAGAGCCTACGCCATCAGAGTAGATTACTTTAGTTTTACCACTAGCAATCGTAACTGTTGCACCAGATCCTTGCTTAATAATAATGTTTTGAGATCCACTTGTGGCATTTTCAATAAACCAAAGTTTACTAACAGTATTTGGGCCTATTGTAATTGTACAAGCTGAGTCCAACGTACCTGTATACTTTAAGAACATTGAACGACCTGGATCAGTCCCACCATCTGCTATTGTTGTTGTATGCGTGTCAGCATTTGTCGTTATAGCTTCAGTGCCATAAGAAAACGCTTCTGCAATTAATTCAAGATTTGTATTCGTTACTGTACCCCATGAGCCTGACTGATCGCCAGTTGCCATCTCATTGAGGCGAAGGTCATTTACATAGGTTGAGGCCATACTAGTCTATCCTTATAATTGCATTTGAAGCTGTCTGAGCAGGGAAAACAATTCTAAAAGTACCTGAAGAAACTGTGAAGTCTCCACCAAAGTCCAATACAGCGATAGCTCTATCTCCGTCTGTATCGTTATATATCAACGCACCACGCGCTGTAAAACTAGCTGATGTCCACTCAGGATTATCAGAGTCAAAACATCCGCTTGTTCCGTTTTCAATTACAGACGCATTTGCCAGTGTCACTCCACCAGTAGTGTATCCGTTACCATTAGCAACTTCGTTAGATGTTGTGTAAGTATCAGTAGTAGCATTTAAAGTTGCACTACTTGTGTAGAGAGCGATCTTTATTGTATCACTGTCTAAGTCATGTAACCCAAGCATTACATCTTTTTTAAATTGGGTACACATTGCTTGTGTAATAGCCATTATAAACCTCCGTTATATTCTGCCGCATAATCGCGTTGCATCTCTTGTACAAATAATTGTACCGCTTCGTCAAATTGTGTTTTATAAAGCGCCAATGTCTCTCCAGCTTTAAGAAATGCAGATGCTTCATATAGACACGCCGATAATAACACATTTTCTGCGTTGTTGCCAATCCATGTGTTAGGATTAAGTGAACTTATACCTATTTCTGGTGCAATATAGTCAACTTGGTAAGTATCAGCCGCATTTGGTGTAGGAGCTATTGTGATTGTAGTCCCTGATCCACCTAATGTACCAGATGTTCCACTAGATGATTTTGTGCTATAAAACTTTGGTGTACCTTGCGTAGTTGCATTAGGCCAATAATCTCGTAAGTAAGAGTCAACCCTATGATCTAAATATGATACGACATTTGAGCTAATTATTGACACTTGCCTGATCATCCTAGCACCTGTCACTACATAGTCAGTTGTACCTGCAACTAAATTAGCAGTTGTAGTCTGCCTGAAACATGGGAGATTAGGTAATCTCTGAAAAACCATATCTTCAGCTTGATTAATAATTTCATCAATTGACGCCTGTAACTCTGTTGAGTCGTCTTCTAAAAAGTTTTGAATATTTGCGACTAATGTTGTGTAATTCATTTAGTTACCCCATGTACCACTTCCCCAAGCACCTTCACTCCAACCTAGACTAATTTCAAGACTAACTGAACCTACTGCACCTGATCCGCCAAGTCCTGTCTCAATAGCTTCAGAAGCAGAGACTTCTTCACCAACAGCACCTGTTGAACCTATACCTGAAATACCTGTAACAAGCAATTGAATGTTACCATTGCCAGAAACTCCAAAGCCTTCTGACTCACCATCTCCAGATACACCTGATTGACTTAACTCTAATTCAGGAACTTCACTGCCGATTGCGCCTGTACCACCAACCCCAGCTTCATTTATTTCTGTTTCAAAGGTTTCATTACCTACTGCGCCTGTACCACCAACGCCTGTCTCAGCTAGTTCTATCTCAGGAACTTCAGTTCCTACTGCACCTGATCCACCAGTTCCAGACACTGGAGCATCTGTTGTGATAAAGAATGAAGATGTACCTGTAGCACCTGTACCGCCAACTCCACTTTCGTTTATTTCTAATTCAGGAACTTCAGTTCCCACTGCACCTGTACCTGATACGCCTGTCTCATTTATTTCTAGTTCAGGAACTTCAGAACCTACCGCACCTGTACCAGCCGTACCACTAACAGCTAAATCTTCATTGTCAGATACAATTGCCGTTCCAACATTAGCCGCTCCAGATACGCCAGATATGCTAAATATACGATCATTATGTATATCAACATAACCAGCTTCGCCTATAGACGGAACTCCAACAGGTGGCCTTGCCCTTGGATCTATTGTCCAATCTTGTGTAAATCCAATATAGACAACAACATTGTCTGGATCGTTATCTGGCCTACCATTAAATAAAGCAGTTGCGTCCACAACATTTTTAGCAGGAGTAAGTTGTGGATGTTTTGGCTCATAATCTTCAGGTGAAACACGCAAGCCATCCCAAGTCGTCTTCAGTTTGGTATACTTAACCCGAAGACCACTTATGTCGCTTATCGCGTAGGATTTTTTTCCTCTTGCGTATTTCCCCATTAAGATAAGTTCAGCGCAGTAGGCCGAATCCTTAAACTTACACCATCATTATCGGCTGAAGATGCAATGCTAAATGCGCGTTCATACATTTCATTTAGAAGTGTAAATTTTTCATTTGCAAATTTTATTGCTAATTTACTTGCTAACCCAGCACATATGCAATCGTTCCAACGATATGGAATGTCTGCATCTTGATTAGATGCTGTAATGTCATCAAGCTGATTAACAGCCCAATAGACCATACTATATGTTGTCCTGTCAGGTATTTGCCAAATATAAATCTTTGGAGTTATTTGACTATCCAACATATACTGACTTGGCTTACCGCTAGATGTTTTGTTTGGAAGTTGATTGTAATCCGCAATAGATACACGATTTATTATCTGGTCAGAAGTGTCTGTGCCAGAACTGTCTCGTATCACCGCATCCATAATATCAATTGTCCCTGCTGGCAATGTGTATGGCGTAGTTTGACCATTCACCAATGTCAGAGTTTTCTGCTCTACAGACCAATAGTTAATACCTCTATTAGCCCACTCAGAAAAAAGAAGGTTAAGACTGCGCCTTGCAGACACAGCCTTATCACCAGTTTGAGTTTGGGTATCAAGACCACAACGCTCAAATGCTTCAGCAATTATTTCTTCTACATTAGGTTTAAAGGCTACAGTTCCTGATAGTGCCATTTAACCCTCCTAGTATTGCTTAATTGCGCGCATCACTATTTGATACGCATCTCCAACTGCACCTGCACCAGTTGTTGTAAATTTAATGTCACCAGTACCATTTGCTCCGTAATCGGCAGTGTTTGGTAAACCTCCGAATTTAGAAAAATCTTGATAACCTGATTGATTTTCATCAAGGTGCATAACTATAACGTCAGCATCAGCGTCTGCTAATACCTCTACAGTCATTGCCTTAATAACCCACCAACATTCTGCAATTCTTAATCCTGTGCAAGTGTCTCCATTTGCACTTTTAGTAAGAGCAGAAACATCAATTTTACTAACGGCACTTTCGTTGCCACCATCTACATACTGATACTGAAAAGCAAAAACTACTTCCCTAGTGTTTTCTGAAATTTTTGTTACTGTTTTAATATCCGCCATTTGCTACTCCTATAGTTGTAGGTGGGGTTTCATCCCCACCATAAAGTTTTATGGACGAACAGGAGAGTTGTACGCTTGAGCATATAAAATCGTAATAACTGCAACACCAGCAGTAGTTCCTGCACTGCTTGTCACTGTAAGTTTAAGATCGGCAGTTCCTGTGTCAGCCCACTCACCTGTACCACCACCTTGTGTAGTTACAGTTTTAAGACCAGCACTTGTGCCTGATGCCAATGTATTTAAGATTGTTGTTGCACCACCAACTGTATCACCAACACTCAAGTTTGTTGTTGTGTTAGCCGCAGTAGACATATCAACTTTACAATCAATAATTTTAGATTTTGCTGGAATAACCATGTTGGTTGCACCTGCCGCAATAGCTCCATTTGATAGATCCATTGTGTGCGTTTGCATCATAACAACATAACCGACATTTGCTATGTCGCTTCCAACTGTTGTGCCTGTTGTGTTTTTGATAGTACCAGCCCGTACTGGGCCTGAAAATGTAGTTGTACCCATAATAATCTCCTGTCAGGGTTAAAGTCAGTCACACCATGCGACTGTCAGGGATAAAAGTACACTACAACAGCTTTAATTAAAAAGAAAGAGGCGATCCGAAGACCGCCTTTGATTTGTTGATTACCAATCTTTGCCATTGATTTTTACTTTGGTAGGACGTTGAATGATAGTCTGCCTTACACCTTCTCGAACACCATGATCTTTGACTTTAGCCATACACTCAACTGCATTGCCTTTGCCCCACTCATTAGAACCTTTGTATATCACAATATTCTCGTCAGCATCGCGGCAGATGTTGATGTAGCTTGTACCCCAGTTTCCACCATCCAACTCAACAACGTGCTTAACTGTGAGAGTAAAAGCCTGACGCTCTCCTACTGTGCCGACAAACTCACACTTGCCATCTCTAGTAGCCCACTCAGCTTTTTGAGCCGCACGCTTGTCAATCATCTTGACCATAGCGTTACGCATATTATCAGTTGGCTTACCAAACTGATCAACACCTCTTTTAACGGCTGATAAAAAACCTGCACCATTTGAATCTTCAAATTGAACAAAATCAATAATTTCTTGAGCGCGATCATCAGACGCGATCCAGTTTTTACGCTTTGTATTAGCGGCATTAGCCATTTTGTAATTGCGAATACTACTGTAATAGTTAGCTTCGCCTGGGTGATTATCTACATATGCCATTTTATAATTCCTTTATTTCTCTACCTATATACAATATATAGTACACTAAATAGAGTAATGCAAGGGGGTAAGTAAAAAAAAGAGGCGACCCTAAGACCGCCTCGATTAATCAAAATAATTTGATTTATTATATTACGCGCCTTCTGATCCGAAGATACCACGCCAGTCAGTGAAGCCGAAAGAATAACGCTCACGCACTTTGTAGCGCACGTTACCAGTTTCGAAATCACCTTCCATGCCTTTTTTCATAGGCGAACGTTGGAACATTTTCAGTCCATCTGGAACATCAGTTGTCACAAAGAACGCATCTGCATCTGTCAGACGACGCATCACATGATAACCTTTTGGCAAGTAGCCGCCAGATTTAATCGCATTGATGTCATTGTCCGCAGTACCTGTGCGAAGTTGTGATTCCAACAAACGCTCTGCAACAAAAGTGTAAGCTGTTGGGATAACCAACTGCGTACCTTGAGCGGCAATTCTAAGACCACGATCATCTTTCATATCCGCTATTTGGATAAGAATTGACTCTAGTGATGTCTCAGACAAGTCAGCCGCAGTTGCTAACGTGTTAGACTGGTTACCATTTTGCGTTGGGTGAGATGTACTTAAAAGAGTAGTACCATCTCCACCATTTGCAGTTGTTGCGTTATTTAAAACATTTGCCGCTTTGATTTCCTTAGTGGAAGCCATTGAGCGTGCAAGTGCTTTTGTATAACGAGAAGCGATTGAGCCATACTGACCATCTTCTTCAGCTTCCTCAGTGATTGAGAATGCCAATGCAATCGTTTCGTGTTGGTAACGTGCAGTCCATTGTTGAGACGCAGAATCATATGATACAGCAGATCCTTCGTTCTTTGTTGGAGCAGAACCGAAGCCAGATAAAAGTACATCTTCTTCAAACGCTTTTTGTGAAGTGTTTGATTCAAAGACTGCTTCGTATTCAGCAGGGTAACTGTCATATTCGAGGCCAAACAAGGTGTTTAGACCTGGCTCAAGCATTTTAGCAAAACTTGCTCTATTCATAGCCATGATTTAAATCCTTCCTTAAATACCAGCGACATTAGTACCAAGAAGGTGTTCGTTAATCGTAACCTCCATGATCGCGTTCGCACCAAAAGCATTGTCAGGTGCATCGTAAAGCGCAACGATCTTGCAAGAAGCTATTCCTGCCGCCATTGTGCCACTCAATTCAAATCCAGATTGACCCGTTAAAGTCGAACCTGCCCCTGCAACAACATCACAGCAATTCATGATATTTGTTTGTGCAGGAGATCCAGCAGACTGTGCTTTAAACACTGTGTACGGATCATCATATACATAAGCAATGATGTCAGTAGCAACTGTGCCTGAAGGCCAATACTCACTGTAAACATATGATCCATCTGAGGCTGTATATGAACAGCCATCGAATACACCAATGTTGTTGGTTTCTGTTGCAGTATGAGGAGTAATAGTACCAGCCGCAACAACAATAACCATATCACCTTTGAAGATGTTTTCTGCAAGTCCACTTGCAATAGTATATTTGTTGGTGCGAGGCGCATTACCGCTCATGTGACGAATCGGGACGAACCCGAATGCGGCGTCTACATTTGCCATTTTTTCGCTCCTATAGCGTTAGAGTTAATCGCTCATGGCAGAAAGATTTCTACCGCGACTTGAGGAAGATTTCCGTTCCTGATGGATTGGTAATCCGTTACGTCGTCCTAAAGCATCTAGATCACTAGCAATTGATTCATTTTGCTCACCATTCTTACTAGAATAGTATTCTTTCATTGATCTATGCCGTTCTTCTGGCATTTCACAAAGCAACATTCCTTCAATTCCTACACAACCTGCCCACTGTCCGTGATTGATAGTCGGAAACAACTTACTCTTCACAGTCTCAGCTTTGCGTGCTTCCCATCCTTCACGCATACGTTTGTATACGTTGTCTGGCGTATCCTTCCCTTGAATCGAGGTAGCTACCCACCTTTGGACGAAACCTGGACGAGCTTCGGGTGCATCCAAAAGTGCTGGGGGTTTCCATGAGGTTTCTTGACGAGCTTGCTCATCTCTCACAGAGTTTCGAGTTTCGTCTGCGCGCACATTTCTATTCTCAGTCATTATCTGGCTCCTTTTTGACGCCGTATTTCAGCTTCATATTGTTTAAGACCTTTTTCATCAGTGATTCCAAGTTCTCTAGCCATTTTGAGTTGTTCTTGCGACATTCTCACTCTATTGCCCTTGTAGTTTGACGAACCGCCTGTAGTTGGGGCGACTGGGGGTCTACTTTTTGCTCGTGGTCTACTTGGACTTGATCCCGAAGATAACTCAGGAAAAACCTTTTGTAAACGATTGTTTAGATGATCGTAATATTCATCAGAATTTTTGTCGTAACCTTCTAAGTCAAGTTGGACATCAATTGCACGAGCCGCCGCAGTTTCACGCTCAAAGCCAGCGGCATTAAACCAATTGTTTTGTTGCCACCACGACATAGCTTTTTGTGGAGCTGGGTTTTGCACAGCTTGTTGTGCGCGCCCAACTGTTGGAGATACAGCACGTTGCTGTTGTTGTTGCTTTTGCATTTCTGCAATTCGCATAGCCGCTCTCATATCAGCCATTTGCTCTTGGAAATTTACTTGAGCTTCTGTGTCACCTTCCTCCACAGCCTTATGTAAAGCCTGTTTGGTTTGGCTGTAGCGATCATTGAACAGTTGCTCTGCGGATTGCTGAGAGCCTTGCTCTAGTCGCTCTAGTCGTTTCTGAAGCTGTGCATTTTGCTCTTGTATCTGTCGAGATTGTATTTCAGCGTCTCTACGTTGACTGACAAGTTTTTGAATACGCTTCTGGACTTTCGGCCCATAGTCGTCTTCTTCTTGTTCTGGCTGTGCTTGTTGCTTTTCTTCTGCAACATCCTTCGCCTCTTCAGCCGCTTCCTGAACTGGATCTTCTACGACTTCGATTTCAAAATCTTCAGAGCTTCCTTTAGCCCTTTTGATTTCGTCTTCGATTTCTTTCATTACATTGCTTTCTACCATTTGGTTCACCCCACATACGCGGCGACTTCAACACCTTCTGGCAAAATTGATGTTATCTCATCATCATTTAGCAGAAGGAACTTAACGCCTTTTACAACAAGTTTCTGACCAGCATATTTTCCATAGGTTATGCGATCTCCGACCTTTGGACTTACATCGGCACGCCATCGCTTGCCAGTGTCTCTGTCCCGATACGCTAAATCACCCAAGGCGCAAACTGTGCCATGAGCGGTAAGGTATTCTTCATTGTCTTGTGATATTGTTGGCAGATGTAAACCACCTGCTGTTTTAGTTTTAACCTGATTAGGTTGAACCAAGACCTTCCAATTTAAAGGTATCGGCAGTTGCTTTGAACTGATCTCTGAATCAGTTTCTTCGTCTTTATATATTTTGTCATGTTGATGAGACACGTTATACATCCTCTTCGTTTATATTTTTAATCGTTTCGAGGATAATATCTGACGCTTGCATTAAGCCTTCAGATATACCCACGTTTTTTTGATATGAGTTGAAATCGGAAATCCGACCTTCAACCATACTTTTAGCTATTTCTAGCTTCTCCTTCTCCAGATTTTTTCGGATCTGTTGGAGCAGATCGCTGACTGTCATTCTTGACACCTCCTGTCATGGAGACACCTGTAACATGAACAGTTACGTCTTTACTTTCTGAAGCCATTAATATCTCCCTTTTGATTTGGCCTTTTTCTTCTTTACCTTCTTTTTAACTTTTTTAACAGCCTTCTTTTTTCCGTACTTCATTTTACTTCCTCCTTTCATTAACTTTCCAAAACTTGCGCGGTTCATCTGTACATTGCACCTTTCTTAAACTTTGAAAGAATTTTTAATGCTCCTGCCTTCATTCCTAAAAAACCAAGTGGGCCAAAGGCAATAGTAGCAATATCAGATTTTTTACCATCATAGTAATCTTTAAATCTATTATCTTTAGATGAAAGTATATTAGCAACTTTTAATATAAATGGACTACTTGTAATTACACCTTCTTCTGAATCTGAAAATTCATCAGTCTTTCGTGTTTTTTGCAATCTATTGTAAGCATCATAAGAATCTAAAAGCATAGGAAACACAGTTACATCAGATAAACCCATGTCTAAAAAACCACGTCCTTGACCACCAATTAAATTGTCTACTTGATTAGGATTAAGTGGAGTATTTCTTTCAAGAAATACGTTTAATCTATCTCTAGTAGGCGTCATGCTGTTTTGTATTGTGCCTTGCTCTTTCTCATACTGAGCGCGAGGCATACCAAATTTTTGTTCAAACAAGTAGTCTTCGTAATCTACTTCGCCTACACCAGACAATGCACCTTCATCAGCCATTACACACTCCCACCTGACAACTCACGCGCCAGTATCTTTAATGTATCCGCAAAGCCTTTATCTAGCTCTTTAGCGGCTATTGCAAACTTTCTGGGAGAAATGTCATCAGACTTTAGACCACGGCGTTCTAAGAAGCTCTTTGCCGCTCTGATCTCTGCTTGCGCTACTTTTTTAACTGCCGCTTTAGCCATTACATTTGATCTCCGTTTTCGCTTTCACCCATACTATTTAAAGCACCATAACCAATTACAGGTGGAAGTGCATAAGTAGGTATACCCTTTTTAATTACTTGCTCTCTAAATTCTGGCGTTATCTTAAAACCTTTAGTTCTAAACATATCAGTAGTTTCACCTTGAATTGATGGTGGTGACAAGTCTATTTGCTCTATTTGAGCGTTTTTATCAAATTTACCAAGAAGTTTCTTTAATCTGTTCTGAACATCACGTTGATAAAAGTTTACTGCGCCTTCTCTTGGGTTGTCTGTACCACCAACTTTGCCAATAGCACCTATATCGTCAGGAAATGTTAAATAATCAATATTAGGATCATTTACTGCATCCATAATAGATCTATTGAGTGCCTGATCCACCCACTTGTTTTGAGATGATAGGAAAGGTGCGCCTGGATTCTTATAAGATTCACCACCCTCAAAGTGATCATCTTTTATTTTTCTGTATTCACTAACAGTATCGGCAATATCCATTTCAAGTAGCATATTATCAGCATTTAAATTGCCATAATATCTTCTGAAGCCTTCATTTAGCCAATCTACTGGCTTTGAAGCCATATATTCCTGAACATTCTCTACGCCCAATGGTTCTCTAGTCCAAGCGGCTTGCATTCTAGCAGACAGTAGTTCATCAGCTTTTCTTTTGTCATCACTGGCAAGTAGATTTACACCTCTAAACTCGTCAAAGTTGTAAAGTTGTAAGTGCAAAAACTCCAGTTCATCTTCATTCATTAATGATGTATCTAATGGAAGCTCATCTTTAATTTTAAAAGCACTCGCCATGTCTTTAAAGCTATCGTTTTGCTTTGTAGGGTCTTTAATTATTTTGTTTATTTGAAAAATAGCCGCTTCACGCCCAAGTCTACCCAACTCTTCTTCGCTTAAATTATTGGCAAACATCTTTCGATTATTTTCTCTAAGTTTCTTTTTGTCAGCTATCATTTTTTCGTTTAGGTCATTTAGCCTAGAAACTAATATGGTTTCATTGTAGCTACGCGGTTTTCTATCCCCTTTTAGAGCTTGCTGTGGATCTGATTGTATTTCACCTACATATCTAGCAATTGATCCAAAACCTCCACCTGTCTCAGAAGCTGAGTCTACTGGGAAATCTCCTGTACGAGTATGAAATATTGTACCAATATCATCGTCGCCAAAGTGCTTACTGCCAGCAAATTGATTAAAAGGTATTTTCTCTGTAGGATCAGTGTATTGATACAAATTTTCCATGTATCGTTCTGCGCCTGCTGGAAAATAACTTGAATATTGTGTGTCACCTGCTTCAAAACTATTAGGTTGCTGTATGTTAAATCTATTCATAAACTCTGGTGGGTCTAGCAAAAATTCTTGGCCAAGTTCGTTACGAACTCGTCTTTCCAAGTAAGCATCTAATTTATCATCACCTTCTTCTTTCATGGCTTCTAAAAACTCTGAATTACTAAATTCACCAGATTCATAAAATGTTTCACGATCAGATGGGTTAGACTTCATATCATCAAGAACCTCCAACTTAGCCTCATTGACCATAGTTGTATCTTGCATTGCTTCTTCTACAGCAATATCACGATTTTCAAAAAGAGTTCTACCATTATCATTCCCACCAGTTAACCCTTCAGGAGCCACTCTTCGCTCTGTATATAATCTTGGATCGTTTTGACTAAGATATTCAACAATTTCATCTTTGGTAACTTTCTTACCTTCAAAGAAATTATCTGCGCCAGACCACTCAAGCTCATCTGCCTTTGCGCCATTCTTAATCATCATAGCTTTTAACTGTTCGTAAGAACCTTTATTCTGAGTCAAATCTTTAGCCGCCTTCAACGATGGGCTAAACAATTTTGCTAGAGATCCAAAAGTTTTTACTAAGTTAACCATATTACCACGCTTTACATGACCAGTATCTGGCCTTTGTCTTTGGGCCAGGGTTATCACAATTATGACGCGCTCTGAAGCTCTTTCTGCGGCCTGCCTGTGCTTTCTTAATCTTCATATTGGCGTCCCCAAAGGTAACTTTCTTAACTTTATCGCCATCAGTAACATATACAACAGACTTCTTCTTGCCATAAGATGGTTCACCTTTAGCTATTCTGCGTGGCTTGTTTAGAGTTACAGTTCTACCTTGGTATTTTGCCATTATCGTTTAACTCCTAAATTAGTTGGGCTTAGTATGCCATCTTCTATATCTTCAGAACCTCTAAGATATTTAAGTTCTACAGGTATAGTTGACCTACCACTTTCTATGCCTTCAATGATCCTATGGTTGCCTTCAACCACAAATGGCACGCCATCTTCACGCACATGGATAAGAATTGGAGAAGCCTCGTAGCCACCCTCTGCAATACTTTCCCTGAGATCTTGCATTTTTCTTGCGTCAGGTCTAAAGCTCTCTTCACCCATTGAGCCTCTAACATCTACAAGCATATTTGGATCAATTTCTATTGGCTTGCTAAAGTATCCAGTTACACCATCTGAGTTACCTAAGTTTGCCCGATATGTATTTGGAGGCGCATTCTCTTTTGAGCGTTCAGCAAATCTTATTTTGCTTGCAAGCCAATCTTCGTTTGGGTTGTCCACTTTCAGTGTAGGTTGTGCATCTTTGGCAATTTGTATTGTAATTGCGTTAGCTTCACGAGGATCGATAACACCTGAACGAGCGGCAGTTTCCAATGTAGCCTGAATAGCTTCATCAGATGCAGATGCAATGTCATCTGTGTCTATTCCAATTTGCTTTGCAATGTCAGCAAGTTTTTGGTTGGACTTAACATTAAGACCAAACAACTCACGACCCAGAGACATAGCTAATTTACTTAGGGAGCCAAACATTACTTCTTATGTACTTTCTGAATATCAAATGACGCTTTTCTTACAGCACCTTTATGTGGTTTGTATTCGCCCTTCATCAGCTTATAGCCTTTACCAGACTTCATCCAATGGTAACCTTTTGGTGCTTGTACTGTCTTCTTAACCATTACTTCTTGCCTTTCCAACTTATGCGCTTTTTAGATGTCTTTTTCTTAGTGGCTGTTTTACTCGCCTTGCTTTTGCATTGTGCCATAGTTGGTCTACATGCTGGGTAACCTCGTTTAGTCTTTGTGCGTGACTTACGACCACAAGGCTTACCTGTCTTGCAGTCAACCCAACCTTTGCCATTGTTTTGAGAGAACCAAGTTTTTAAGCTGTTACTACTTTTTTTTGGCACTTTTCTTACCCCAATTTTTTGCGCCTACCTTGCGACATTTAACTAAAGCACCTGACCCATAAGCAGAAGGCCATGTACCACCATTGCGTGTGTATCTGCCTTTTACTTTTCTATAACATGCGTCTCGTTTAGCTTTTTTCTTTGCAGGCATTAACTTTTATCCTCTTCGGCAATGTTATTAAGCGCACCAACTCCAGTTCCACCAAGTAATGTTAAAAATCCACCATTTCTTATAAAATTTTGCAAAACTTCGTTAGGGGTTTTATTTTCTTTTATTGCTTTATTTTTAGCTCTTTCACGGATTAATTCCATAAATGTGCCTTGGCTACTTTCAGCAACACCTGTTCTGTCTGCGCCACCCATCCACATATTAGCTTGAACTTGCGCTGGAGTTTGACCTAATTCATCAGCTAATTCGTTTATAAAGTCTTCAAATGCACCATACTCATTATTGTTTGGCATTTGCGCCCATGCTTGTGGCACATCGGCAATTGTTTTACCTGTTTCATCTATAGGTACATTAAGATCTATTGCGCCTTCTTTAGCCGCTTTTTTAAAGTTAAATGATGGTATTTCTTTTTCAACTTTTCCTGATTTAAATTTACGAACTGAAAAATATTGTTCTGCTTCTGGGAATGTATTTATAACATTTTCCATAAAATCATAACCAACATCTGTTCCTGTATTCAACCAATCTGGGTGTTTAGATGCCATTGCCATGTAACGTGTAAAATGCAAGTCAGCCGCAATGTTTCTTCGGTTTCCAAGTAAACTATTTGTAAATCCTTTTGGCTTTGGTTGTTCTGCCCAAGATCCTTTACCTGGAGAAACATCAGGCTCTGGCAAAGCTCCATACACACCTTTTAATAATTTAGATGTGTTCATTTCTTGTAAACCAGCAGTCTTGTGACCATAACCTTTTGGACGTGTTTTTGCTATTTCTTGAGCATCTTTTAAATTTTCAACATTTAATAATTGATCAACATATTCTGGATCATTAAAAAATCTACCTCGCGTTGCCGAAGCACTAGCCATATTCATAGGAACATTAGAACCTGGGCTAGTCGTACCCATAAGATACAAGAACTCTCGCCACTCAGCATCACCTTGTGCTTCACCAAGTTCGCCTACAAACCAATCTCTTAGTTCTTCTGTGTTGTACCAATCATTGCCGCCAATCTCTTCGCCACGGCGAATGTCTTTAAGAAGCTCTGCTCTAACTGGATTTTCTGGATCTCTTAATGCTTCAAGAGAGGTTTGAACACGTTCACTGTAGCCTTTTGCTGGCTTGTATCGGAGGTATGTAAGGTCAGATCTATCTGGAGCCGCTCCACGATATTCTGGTTTAGATCCAGCAGGTGCATCATACATACTTAAAGGTGCAGGAGATGGAGTGTCACCAAGATCTGAAAGCGCACCTATTTTTTTACCTGCATAATCAACAGCTTCTTGTAATGCGCGTCTTCCAAAGTTTAATATACTCATTACTTCTTAGCTTTCTTTTTCTTCTTACGTTTCGAAACAGCTTTTAAATCAGCACCAGTAATTTTCTTTTTATTACCTGCAACCGCCGCTAACTTTTTTTGTTTTGGGGAATACTTACTGTATGGCATGTTAGCCTCCTAGAAGTTTGTTCATCATGTCGTGGACGCTACCGCCATCAAGTTTCATAACTTTTACTTTGACATCTCTGCCATCTGGCATTTCCATCATTTCTTCGTCATCTTCGTACATCATTTCTTCGTCATCTTCATCGTATTCGTCGCCGAGTACATGCTCTTGGTGGCACAACAATAAAAAGTTAACGAGTTGATCATCTGATAGTTCTAATCCATCAGCGTCATGTGGGAAGCCCATTTTCTCTTCAAAGAGAATTGCATTGTCTTCCATGTTTCCGATATTTACTTCAGCCATTTTAACCTCCTAAGTTACTTGGGCGCATTCTAGGCATTGGGGATGTCATTTCAGTCATACCTGCCGCTTCACCAGTAGGTAAATTACCAGCCTCTATGTCACGTTGCCTTGCATCGAACTCCAGACGTTTTTGAGCGGCATATTTTTGTTCCATAAACCTTCGCATTTCTTCTTCACTAAGATTTGTTGGCAATGCTTGGTTCATAGCCAACTCACGTTCAGCTTCTGAAATTGCACCAGAATCAGGCATCGCACCCACAACACTACCAAACATCTCACGTTGGCGATCAGTAAGTGCGCCACCATTTTGGATCATTTTGCCAAGATCCATTAATTCTTTTGCGGATTCTTCATCCATGTCATTCGGATTAATGCTTTGCAGAAATTGCTTTAGCAGTTGAAAGTCAGGGTTTTCTTCGATGTTTGGCATAACTGCCTCCTTTTGTATGTTTTAATTTAAACTAGCTAAATATTCTTCGTATGCTCTATCTTGCGCTTTACCAAAACTACCAGAACTTATTCTTCCAAAATAAGGGCTATCATACACATCCATACTACCTACACTATTAGCTTCATCATTTATAAAGTTTTTGTATATGTCAGAGTCATAAAAACCTTGATCTATTTCAGGTATTAACTCATTATTAAATTCACCTTTTTTATCAGTGCCTTCTGGCATTCTCGTACTATCTTCGTCTTCACTCATTCTTGCGCCAGTTAAATATTTTTCTTCAATGTATGTTCCGTCTGGAGTTTTATACATTACTGTACCATCGTCTAAAGTTTCTTTTGTTAGCAATTCATCAATTCTTATTCCAGATGCGTATCTACGCAACCAATCTGGCATACCTACGCCTGACCCACCTTTGTAGTATCTACTGAATATATCATTAGCAACGTCACTTCTTGATCTATCGTTCAGAGTTGTCTTGTTATCGTCTGATCTACTCATACGATCATCTCTTGCTTGGGAAAAAGTAGATGTCGGGATTTGATCAACTCTGTCTTTTGAACTGCCTCTATAGCTACTTGGATCATAATTTACAGTGGCTGTACCATCGTTGTACCCAACATACTCACCTTTTTCGTTGTATATTGGAGTAGCTCCAGCTTGTAACGCCGCAGTCTGTTCAGCTATAACAGCTTTTCGATCATTGATGCCACCTTCCAACATCTTCTCACCTAAATAGCCACCAACTAAAGGAACAGCCATACCTGGCAAGAATGATGTAAAGTATGCCAAATCACTTGGTGGTATATCTCTTTTCATTATTTGATTTGCTATTGCCGCATTAGCCGCACCTGTATCCATACCAGTTGTATCAACTTGTAGATTGTTGCTGAAGTCATCAGATACGCCGTAAACGTAGTCTGGATTTTTACCTTCAGCATCATAAGTATAGCCACCACCTTCTAGTGATTCACCAGTCATAGTATTAACCAACTGACCATTTACATAAGCGGCTCTATCACCAGGCGTTAGTAGGTTTGCCATTGTCTCTCTACTTGAATTTAATATCGGCGCACCACCAAGCCCACCGAATCCTTCAATGTTATTTGTTTGATTATCAAAAGTACCACGAATTACTTTGCCAGTTGATGATGCTTTATCACCAGGCTTTAATGGTAGACCTGTAGCATCATCTATAAGCTGACCACGAACATATGAAGCTCCATCATCTGGTGTAAAGAAGTTAGCCATTTCCTCGCCTTGCGAGTTGTATACATTCTCAAGTCCAGTGTAATTTGCTGTCGTCGTCGCAAACTGAGGAGCGTTTCCTGACGCAACCGACGACAATGCACCCACTTGCTCACCTCCAACTACAGGTTCAGCATTTCTTAATCCATATTGATCAACGAATGATGGACTTGCACCAAATTTACCTGTTTTAATAAAATTTACCCAATCTCCATCATTTGCAGACCCTGGTGAAAGGGCAAACTCACTGCCTTCATCAAATGATGCTTGACCTATTTTTCTAAATCTTTCCCTATCTTCTGGGCTACCATAGGCAATTTCATTTGCTATAATGACATCTTGACCAAGATTGTTCATTGTTTCTGGTGCGCCAGTGTATGTTCTTGTTTGGAATCCTTGACCACTATCTTTAAATTCAAATCCATCGCCAGCATAAACACCATATCTACTAACTTGACCAAGTGCGCCGTTGTCACCATCCATAGATATTGGATCGATGCTTAAATCTTTTGGACGAAGACTCGGTGTTCCAGATGTCATATATCTAGGAGTATCCAACGCATTTTCTGCGACATTTACTATGCCTGAAACATTGTTAAGAGCATTTTCTGCTACATTTACTATGTCATTAGTTTTAAAAGGATCTTCGTTAGAAACAAGCTGAACATTATTTAAATTATCAGTTACTGAGGGAGCAGAAGCAATAACACTAGGAGGGGGAGATGATGGTAAAGCTCCATAATTTACAGCAGGAGTGCGATCTCGTCTATCTCTTGATGTATTAACTACTGTTGGCTTTGGTGGCGTATATACTGGCTTTGGTGCAGAGAAAACTGCCGCCGCACCTTTTCTATCTGCCCTTGATCCTCCGCCACTACTTGCCGCTCCAGAACTAGATCCACCTGAACCTCCACCACCGAAGCACATAAAAACTGGATTCTTTGGAAATAAATTACTGATCATAATTCTACGCTCTCATAGGTGGTTGATTTGGTTGCCCCGACATAGGTGGCTGTTGTGCTTGTGGCATTGCGCTTGTAAATGCGCCTAACGCACCCACATCACCGCCGCCTGCCATCCGACGCTTAATCTCCATTACTTTATCAACCAGATACTTATTCATGTCAATTGGTTGCTGACCCCCACCTTGGGAGGGCAGTGGGGGCGCACCTTGTGGTCTTTCTTGTGGTAAACCTCCAAAAGCCGCAGGATTTATTGGTGGCAAGTTATACTGTGGGGGGTACATTCTTCATTGCCTCCATTTGAATTTTAGCGTTATTTTTTTCTCGTTCTAGCTGTAGGTCTGCCTCCAACTTAGTGATCTTGGCTTGCATGTCAGCTTGCGCCTTCGCCATTTCGATCTCCATGTCTTGTCTCGCTTCAGCTTGCTTGATCTCGATATTTGATTTTGCTTTAGCTTGATCCGCCTGAATTTGTGCTTGCGTTCTAGCCTTGAGTGCTTCGGTTTCAAGTTTAGCAAGTTCCTGTGCATATTGCAGTGGATTGCCTTGCTGACCTTGTTGTCCGCCCATCATGCCTTTCATTGCCTCGATTTGTTTCATCTGAGGTGATGCCTTCACAACTTCAGCCGCACGTTGACTGATTAGACGATCCATCTCTGGATCTACTGCTTCAAATTTAAACTTAGGATCTTTGAAGTTTGGCAACATGGGCATAGGCATATTGATACTTGCCTCCATGCGTTGACGATAGAGAAGCGCAATATGTTCTGCTATATGTGCGATTAATACAGGTTGCATAGCTTTCGCACCAGGATTTCCTGCTAATGACGGATCTTGCAAGAACTGCATGTGAACTGCAATGTGTGCATCGTGATCTTGCTCTGGGAATGCACGAATACCTTTGCCGTACAATACGCTCATATTCTCGTCAATTGGATCCATTTGCACAGCTTCTTCTGGCTTCTGCAATATTTGATCTATGTTCGGAATCCGAAGTGCTTCGTACATACGTTTGTATGCCTCGTATAAATCATGGAATTGTGGAGCAGATCGTGACATCTCCAGAACAGCTTGTGCCTGTGCAATGCGCTGTGCTGTTGAGAATATGTTTGGATCACTAACTGGTATGATATCAATTCGATCATCAAAGTCAGTTCGATAGATGATATCATCCGCACCAGCTTGTGAGAAACTAAACTCGTCAGGTAAATTTTCAGCATTTAATTGCGCTAACAACTTAAACTCTTGGCCTTGTGCATAATGCAATCTCTTGTGTATCGCACTGAATGCCTTCGATCCTTGCTCGATCAACGCAACAGTTGAGCCAACAGGTGCATTCGGATTTACATCTCCGACATTTAAATCTGCCGTACTTGCAAATCTCTGACCAGCATCAACCATAAAGCCTAGCAAATTAAACAGAGATCCACTTGGCTCCTTAAACGGCAATGGCATAATAGCTTTGTTGATATCATCAACTGTACTGTCGATATCATTAAACTCGCCTGGACTAATCTGCATGTCGCCACCTTGGACACGACCACGCAATTTAAATCCACCTTGCATGTTGCTGAATGCGGCACTGTCTAGTAATGCACGCAATGATCCAGTTGCCGCTTTACCCAAGCCACCAATCATGTGGTACAAGCCAAAGCCATAGAACCCTAAACCTGGCAAGAACTTATATGACACAAACCAATCGCGGCGTTGTTTCATCTCATCTTCTTGCTTCCAGTTGCGTCTAATGCTCACAACATTTTGGTTTTCATAGTCAATCGTAATCACATACGGCAATGCAACTGCATTATCGTCAGATTCGCCATCAACCATTTCTTCGCCATCGAATCCGTCAAACAAATCGTACACATGCATTTCGAGCAGTGTCATTACATCATCGTTGCTATCATCGTATTCATCGACGCCTTCAATCTCGCCAATTACATCACCTGATGGATCAATCGTATCTCCGCCAACATACTTAGTCGGTAGGTAATATCCGTTCTGAACATAACGATTGAAGTCGTTCTTTGGCATACGAATAATATGCGTGTAGCGTGGCGATGTGTGTAAGTCTTTACTTTCTGGTGCTACCACAAAGTCTTCTGCTTTCACAAAACTACTGCATTGGCGATCCATGTTTACATCCCACCAAACCTTCTTGAAGGTATGACCGATTAACGGAAGGTGGAATAGCATCTGATCTAAGTCAGGGAAATACTCAGGCATTTCCTGAGTGATTTGGTAATTCATAAACTCACGAACACGACGACCTTGCTCTTCTAGCTCTTCGTCTGGGTTGCCTATGATTACAGATTTAACTGGCCCACCTGATGGGTAAAGCTCTGCAATTGCCTTCGCATTGAATTGAGTTGCCGCTTCTGCGATTAACGGATGCACTACAACTGAAAGTCCGCGTGTGCCACGTTCATCTTCGCCTTCGTCAAGTCCGCCATCTGGATCGAGCGTCTTCAATCCTTCTTTGTAGCGTTCCTTCCACTCTGACCGAGCTTCCTCATCATTTTCGTAATAACCTACAAGTTCTTGCGCTTTTCGTGCGAGATCTCGTTCATCCATCTGTTCAGCTAAGTTGGAATCAAATTCTGCGGCATCTGCCTCGTCCATTGCATCTAACTCTGGGTCACCAATCAGAACATCGCCATCTGCAAGCTCCTCGATCATTAACTCATCACTAGGTGCGCCTTCAGCAAATGGTATAATATTTGGGTCAGCCATAGAGCGTAATCCTTTGTTTTTCTACTGGCTCGTCGTCTTCAGGGTCTTCACTGTGACCAACAAACCATCCTTTTCGTAAACGCAACCAAGCCTGTGTACAAGTATCAACAACGTCATCGTTGGGGTGTGCAGGAAAGGCCGCGCATATGTCTATTAAATCTTTAGCCCATTTTCGATCAGAAGGGTAGTAAATTCTTCCGTCTTCTAAAAGTGCGCTCGATGCGTGCGCTCTGGCTTCCTTATCTCGATCAGGAGAATAAGCTAAAACTGGTATTCCAGCCATGCGTAAATCTTGCAGTAGAGATTGACCTGACGCTTTCTTCTCGATCAACACAGCGTCTGGCTCCCAATCGTCGTAAGCCTCTTGTGCAATCCGCCTTAACTCTGGGTAGCTCACCTTATCGTACCAAGCCTCCAATACAATCGCACACATTGCGCCTTTGTGTCTGAATACACCCCAAGTTGTTCTGGCACTAAAGCTAGAGCTTTCCTTGGCTTCGAATGCAGTATCCCATGACTGAAGAACATATTCTATCTCTGGCAAGTCTTGCTTTTCCCAAGGAACCCACCACGATGCCCTGAGAATACCACCACCTTTTGGCGATGGCCTTTGCTGTAGCTGACCAGCAGATGCATAAGAGCCAAGAGATCTTTCCAGAATAGATAAAGTTTTCTCGTCAATTCTGTCAGGCCACAGCAACTCACCTTCCTTTGTTCTTGGATCTGTAAACCCAAGTGACGACTTCATCGGATTCGGCGCACCCACTTCGTAACGAGCAGGCAACATTAGGTGATCCCACTCATCTCCAAGTTGATTTGCCAAGACGTGACCTGTGAGATCCTGTTCGTGTAGCCTCTGCATAATAATTACAAATGCACCAGTCTGCGGATCGTTTAGTCGTGTCTGCATGGCCTGATCCCACCAATCCAATACACCTTCACGCACTTTAGAACTATCTGCCTCTACAGAGTTGTGTGGATCATCGATGCATATGATATCACCACCATCACCAGTTAACGCACCACCGACTGACGTTGCGATTCGATAGCCTGTCTTATCGTTTTCAAATCTCTGCTTTTGGTTTTGATCATCTGTTAAATTAAACTTATCGCCAAAATGCGCCTGATACCACGGACTGTCGATTAACCTTCTACACTTCGTACTATCCCTGATCGACAAGGAGCTTGCGTAAGATGCATATAGAAACTTTTTGTGAGGTTGGTGCGCCCACGTCCAAGCTGGCAGAGCAACAGCCACGCTGATTGATTTCATATGTCGAGGTGGCACGTTTATAATCAGACGTTTGATGTCGCCTTCGACTACAGCCTGAAGGTGATCACTGATCGCATCGATGTGCCAGTTGTTCTTGAAGGGAACGCCAGGTTCAATCGTAGGCCAACTAGCCTTCGTAAATTCCCTCAATGATCTGCGATACTTCTCCGCTCTCACCTGTTCCAACGTCAGTCCTGCTAAATGCGTCCTCAATTGATTTGAGCTGATCATCTGGTATCCTTGTTAAATCTATGACGTGTTTCTGTTCGACAGTGGTTGCAACCTCTTGCTTGTCCACCCACCCAGCTCTGTTCTTCAGGAAGAATATCATCGCTGTATTATCTCTATCAATCGTGGCCTTTTCAAAGAGCGCGTTAGTCACGGCATCTATGCCACGAGACTGTCCTCTTTTTATTGCATCCGAAAATTCCGAATTTTCTGACTGATGAAGCATGAAAGTTGACACTGAAACGCCTAGCATTCCAGCCGCCTGTTCTTTCGTTAATCCCTTGGTCATAAGATTTTCTACGTTAAGCAAAACTTCATCGGTGATCTCGAACTTCGGTCTACCGACTGGATTTTTAGTTTTGACATCTGACATAGTGTTGACCTTTCTTTTCAGTGGTTAGCTGTATTTAACGAAATATAGCCTAACTCTTAAAAAAAGAAAAGTATCAGATCAAAAATCTATTTATGTCATTTATGGCATATTTATGGCATATACCAAATCTGCCATAATTCATCTACTCTATACTCCTTATTTATATAGTTATTATATATATATATATATTATTATTATTATTTATGTCATACTGTCATACCCCCCCCTTCTCCCCCACAGGTATAGGTATGGGGGGGTAAAAAATAGGGGGGATCTATTAGGGGGTACATGCCATATATGCCAAAAATGCCATAAATCACTTTCGCCCTTATTTTATTGATAAAAAAGCCAAAAAATAGTATGCCATAAATACTGCCATAAATACTGCCATAAATAAAAACGTGAGAAAGGAACAGATATGAGTACAGTTTACGTTGTGACACGACCCAGAGAAAATAAGTTTGGATGGACTCCAGATTTATCTGACGCCACGAAGTATGGTAAGTTACAGGTTATCTTTGAGCCTGACGAGAAACCACAATTTAATCCGAGCCGAGCTATAAACATTGCGAGAGTTATCCTTCAGTCGTTTAGTGAAGATGACTATCTACTGTGGGCTGGTGGCGGAGATCCAGTAGCTGTGATGATTGCATGTATGGTAGCCTCTGAAAACTGTGATATTGTGAACGTCCTCAGATGGGAGCGCAACTTCAACGAGGGTGAGCGAGATCGCCGTAAGGGTTGGTACTTACCAGTTAAGATGGATATGTCTTAAACTTTTTTTATTTTTATTCACTTTTCCTATTGCTATACTATATACAGTATGCTACATAATGTATGTAGAAAGAGAAAAGGAATACAAAAATGTTAAACAAAACTAAAAATGGAAAATTTGATCAACGATCTGCTTATGGCAGAAGAATGCAATCTATTGCAGATAATCCACCAACTTTGGCTGATAAAATATCTGACCTTCACAAAGAAATAAATGTTGAAGCTAAGAAAGCTGAAATGGCTAATAGTAACATTCAATATCTTTTAAATAAAATTGCTCAATTGTCTGAAGGAACTGAGGTTTTAACTATGGAAGACCTAGATAAAATTGATGAAGCACTTGAGGGGGAAGTATAATGTCACTTAATATTACACAAACTGAAATCAATACACTTTGGGACAAGGGATACCGCCCTTTTGAAATTTATACATCTAACCCAGAGCCTGTAATGTATCACGGCAAAATGGAAGAAACTAATGCAGTTGGTGGTTGGGATATCAAACACATCTTTGCCACACGCGATGAAATTGAAAACTATCCAAACTTTGACTGCATCATAATGATAGACAGTGTTGGTTATTGTACTGAAATCTTTCACGGCAATGAAGTTAAGTCTAACAAGTCATCTAATTTCACAGACCTTGAAATGAATGTTCTTAACATTTTAGCTAACAATCACAAAAACTTGGATGATAATGGTCAATGGCAATCAGATGATGGGGAGTATCCTCACCTTGATACATGGGAGCTTACTATTGATGGTAGGCCACAAAATTTAACAATATTCACAAAATATGATTTAGACCCAAAAGTATATAGGGGTGTTATCTCTAGCCTTATTCAAAAAGGCGCAATTGAAACAGACGAATATGAAGCTGTTGCAGTGACAACTAAAGGGCGTCGTGTTCCAACAATTTTACAGGCAATTGCTATCAACAAAGAAACTTTTAAGGAGGTGGCGTAATGGGTAACGTAATATTTTTAAATTCTGATTACTCACAAGGGTATAAATGCGCGAAAGAAGAAGTCGCATCTGGAGAAATTTACTGCGTAGAAAGTTCATTGATGTTGTTTGCACAAGATCCAGCAGACAATGATTTTCAACGTGGTTTTGAACAAGGCTTGAAAAGTCTAATTAAAAAGGAGAATAAAAATGGGTTATAAATATTGGACACAAGCGGAGGACGCAGAGCTTGTATTAATGCGAGAAGCCAAGGTATCTACCAAGGAGATCGCCAAAGCGTTAAAGCGTTCACCCTCGTCAGTTATGAACCGCATAGCTGTTAAAGACATACCATATGGCAAGCCAAGTGTTATCGATGAGATTGCATCCGTTGGTGTTGCATTTGGTGAGCCTGACACAGTTCAAACAGAAAAAGAGAAGCAAGCAAGTGAAATGCAATCTCTTAAAAATGCGCTTGAGGAAATGGAAGAAGACATCAAGCCAAGCAATTGGTTTCCAAAACTAAAGCGTTGGTTAGGATTTTAAAATGGAACCAATAAAAAAATTGTCGTCTAGTTACTGCCCTCACTGTCGCAGTATAAAACTAGCGGCAAAGGATTCTAGGGCGCATTCTGCCTTTGGATTTTTAACTACAAAACGTCGAAAGGTTTGCCCTAAGTGTGACTATAGGGTAACCACAATCGAACTGCCGTTACATCTGGCAGAAGAAATATTTCAAGAAACTTAGAAAGGAATGAGTATGATTATTAAGAGATGGAAGTTTAAAGGTTTCAACCACATAACCTTTACCAATGACTTCCCTGATTGGATTAAGATGAACTCAGGCAAAAGGTTAGGCCACAAGAGTTTGTGGGTATACACACAGTCAGGTGAAGTTCCCATCGAAAGTGGCAAGTGGATATCAATTAACTTGCGTGGTCACATTGAAGTCCACGATAAGAAACCAAAGCTACTATTTAATGTTGGACTGACAAAGGAAATCTTCTCTGGATTTCTGTTAGTTGCCACACTTTTAATTGTAGTTGTAGGACTGATGGTTTTGTGATAAGAAGAATTTGACTGCTCGACAAAGGATCTTTTCTTTTCTCTTCCTGTATCCTTGTCTTACTAAACTAGACCCACTTGGCCAGGTTTCGCACTGCAAAGGTGGGTCTTTTTTTATTGCCTTAGACATCATCAAACTTTATAGTTATGCGGTAAGGTGGTTAAATGAAATCAGTTATTATCGGGCATGTTAATATCAGATCTCACTTCAGGCATATTCGCTACCAAATGCGCTAACATTAATACGAATATAACCGCCACCTTACACGACTATTTTCCTAAATCAATCGGTCTTAGTTTTGGCATGAGAGTGCTAGACGATACCTTGTCTGTCTCTATACACTGACCCATGCTATCCATATCCTCATATGGTTTGTATGCTTCTGGCAGTGCATTGCCGCATTCATATGCAGTTCTATACAAAGTTTTCTTTTGGATCTCTGTACCATCTATGACATATGTCAGGACAAGCATTGTGTAGAAAGTCATAACGCCTCCTTATGCTTTTCGAACTTTCCGTTGGCATCAAGTTTCGGAATTGTAGTTCTTTTCCTTTTGCTTGCGATCTCACCTCCACACGCCATGTAGCCAGCCCCATCGACCCAATTGTCAGGATGTTCTGGATTTGATTTGATTCGTGCAACTTTCAGGAGGTTCATCATAACACCTACATCATGTGTCTTTACCTCTACACCTAAGTAAGTTGACCAGAAGTCTGCAATCATCTTGAAGTTGTCCTCCATGTCGCCATGATCAGACGCCCTATCTTTCGTTACATATTTCTTGGCAGTGTCGAGGATGTCACCTCGCGTTGCTTCTTCTATATGTTTGCTCGTAGCCCATTTAGCCATTTGTTTTCCTTTCTTATAATTCTAATACCATTTGAGTAATAACTTTACTTCCAGAGTTATATTGTTTTGTTTCACCTTTAGGGTAAGGGAACTGATCGTAGTTTAAAGACTTAGTTAAAAGTTTTCGATCTTTCTTACTTCCAACAATATAAATATACCTATGTTTGCGTGGCCTATCTATGTATTCATATTTGTCTGGATTGCTTTTTCTTTCTTCGATTGTGCTTTGCTCAGTGATGGTTTTGGAATGTAGGTTTGATCCTATAATCCTCCACTCTGTTCTCTTTGCACTCAGGCCAGTGTATAAAAAATTAGTTGCCTGATAAACATATCCAACGTGACCCTGACTTATATCAGCATATGAAATTACAATTTTTGGTTTTGGTAGCATCTTTAAAGATTGAGATATTAGAAAAGAAGATTGATTCTTATCATTATCTTGTAGGCATAATCTATTTAGCTCTACTACTTTACTTGCATGTTCCTCGCCACAAACACCCATACAGAGAGCTGGGGATGGGGGGATACCATAAGTCACAACACCAATTAGTTCAGATTCATCAAACAATCCAAATGCATTTGTTATGTTTGGTATTCTTTTTGCGTAATGTTTTTTCAATAACCAATTGTAAGTATCAACAGATTTAATTGGTAAAACTTTTAAATTTGACATCTCAACTCCTTTCTTAATTTATTGGTGGTGAGAAGTAAGCAAACCTTGGCCTACCCTTTGCACCTTCGTTTTGATTTCTACATTCAATACCTCTGTCAGTTTGCAGTGCATCGAGAATGTCAGCACGTCTGCGCCTATCCATATTTGCAAAAGCTGATACACTTCTGGCTAACTCACGTTCAGTTAAGCCAGTTAACCCAGCCTTTTCTATTCGTGCGTAGACTGCCTTACATGCCGCTTCAAATGGTCCTTCTGACATATTAGACCTGAACATCTCGATAGTTTGGATTGCATAGTGATCTACATAATCAATAGACCACTGCATTGCATCTGAACCTATTTCGTCCTGACCCATTGACCGAGCGATAATCAAAGACAAACGCATGGCAATCTCACGGCTACGATTGTACATAGCCTCCAGACCTGTACCTGTCTCCTTCTTAATTGCATTAACCAATCTCTGCTCGTACTCACGCAGAAGATCTTCAGCTTCCTGAGTAAATGCAACTTCTAGTGGATGTGGTGGCATGTCATGGCTGTTGCCAGTATCTAAATCACCCTCATTTGCATTGGCATGATCCTTTGCCCAAGTAGCCAGTCGATCAGATATTGTTGACCTACGTTTCTTCTGGGACATCTGCACACCAATTTCAGACTTCACAATTATAAAACGATTGAGCAATCCAGATGCAACATCACCTCCACCAATAGCTTGCATAAACTCTGATGGTGTAGACATTCCAACTAATGTGAGAGATGGACGCTTCACAACCTTCTCCAACTTCTCTGCGTCTGCCGATTTCATTGTGTTGGTTGCGTAACCTTGTTGCCTTAAAGTTCCATCTTGGCGTCCAAAGCATTCCATGATTGCAGTTATTGCGTCAGCTTTATGTTGCATACCCTTTGCAGATGCCGCCTTTAATTGTCGCCCAAGTTCGTCAATTACAGAGACATGCGTTGGCTTTTTAGTTAGTGTAGATAAAACACCTGCACTCGAAGTATAGCCAGCAGGCCCTATTAATTCATCTAACCCAGACTGTTCAAGTAATTCCTCAATGACAGTTTTTGTGTGTTCCTTACCAGATCCTGTCTCACCAATATTTAAGAAGTATAAGCTAGAGAAGTTTCTCTGATCAGTCACCCACCGACGACCCATTGCAACTGAACCAAATGCAATTGCACATTGCACAGCAAATTGAGGTTGGGGTTTAATTGCAGATACAGTGTAGTAATTTACAACATCCTGAAGAACACCAGGCACACTTAGTAAATGTTCAGGTATTTCACCTAGTGGTGTGTCTACTTCTTTTGATTTTGTAGACATAATATTCTTGGCGACTCTTGCGCCATGCTCGATTGCTTCCTTGTCTAAATCATACTCTTCGTCTTGCGTTACGTTTAATATTTGAGCGGCTTCTTTGACCGCTTTCTGGACGTTGCCCATGTGTTCGAACTGTAACCACAATTCAAATGCATCAAATGTATGGGCATTATCAAATGGATCGGATGCGTGGTGGCTGTAAGCTCTGCCATCATCAAATAGTTTAACACCAGCTAATCCTGACGTGCTGTTGGGAGATAGGTATCTACCCTTGGACGTTGGCTTGTATCCATACTGAACCATCAAAGTGTGCATGTCATGTGCATCATTGAATGCATCTATTACTGAAGTGCTATCACTTTTAGGTCTTGGCTTTCGTGTTGGCTGAAACTCTGCCTTCTTTTTCCAAGGGCATATGTCTTGAAGCTGTGGACGAAACTTATCCCACTCACGCCACAATGTTAAAATTTGTGGTGGTAGTTCTGGGATGCCATCGAAGATTGATCTCCCCGCCCATTCATATGGACGACCTGTATCTGGATGGATACTTGGCGGAAGTACATCCTGAACAGAGCCTGCACGCAATTCAAATACCACTTCGGTCTTGCGTGGATCTCCCTCGACAGGCCACGATATCTTGTGCGTGATTAAATCAGGTGGAGCTTTAAAGATCAGCTTGCCACGATTTTCACGTCCGATAATCTGTGGTGCAGATTGCATCAACTCAGAAAAATCTATTCCCAGATGTTCAAAGATAATTTTTGTATGCTCGACATTATCTATGTCGATAGCACAAGTTCCAGATGCACCATGCAGTAATCCTACATTGTGATTTGGGTTCTGCTCATAATATAGTCTGGCCTGATCTGGATCTGACAATGCCTTCTCTGGTTGTTGCCAACCAAATCTCGTTGGCCCTTTGGAGCCAGCAGGGATTGTTACCAGATACCAACTCAGCTTTGAGCAGTAATCTTCTATCTGAAAGCTCATGCTGATTCGGTCAGATATTGGCTAAGTTTCTTCCAAGTTGTTAAACTGATGTGGTCAACGCCATCTCCTGATGCGATCCCCTTTACAGTTGGGTGAGATAGCCCACATTTCTCAGCGACAACAGTTAAGCGTCGATCTTGCAACGCCTCACGTATATCGTCCAGTGGTAGTAGTGTTTGCATTATTTTGATCCTTTTTTGCATTATTTGTAAAAACATCTTTACATAGTGAAAATCTTTCTGTAAACAAGATTCTGTAGAGAATGAGTGAAAAAAAGAAAGAAAGGAAATTGCCATGAGCAATATCGATGGACTTGCCTCCGAGTGGCTAGAAGTAAAGGCGTTAGAAAAGCAGATTATCGCACAGCGTCATGCGATAGAAGAGCAGATCACAGAGGCACTAGATGCCAAAGATGAAGGCTCAATATCCCACAAATTATCAGAGCATAAAGTTACGTTATCACAGCCTGTGTCTCGTAAGGTTGATGCTATTGCATGGGATAAAGTTAAAGATAAAATCCCAAGTAACCTACACCCAGTAAAGGTAAGCGTATCTGCGGATGCCGCTGGCTGTAGATATTTAGCGGAAAAAGAACCGCGCCTATGGTCAAAGATTGCCAAGGCATTCACAACTAAATCTGGAAAAATTGGTGTAAAAGTAGAGGCTCTGTAATGGAGCTTACTGCCAATGAATTGGTCATGCTATCCGAAGCGTTGAAGTCTGTGACGTTTATGGATGGCCTGACTAAAAGCCCAGAGCAGATCAGATTGGAACGTAAACTGTCACGTTGGTCTGATCATGAAAATCTA